AAGGCGGAAACGGTGGTGGGGTGGGTGGCGAAGCGAAACTCCTTGGAGGGCTCGGCGCTGGCACGAACGCTGGGGGACTCGCTCGAGTCCTTGGCGGGACCGGCGGAACCGGGGCAGGAGGTCACGGTGGGATCGCGCATCTCACAGGTGGAGACGCGGGTGCGGGTTCGGGGGGGAACGCCGGAGATGCGGTCCTCACTCCGGGCAGTCCTGATGGAGCCGGCGTCGCCGGCAAGATATCCCTCGCGGGTCCGGTGGACATCACCGACGCGAAGAACATCACTCTGGGGACGACCACGGGCACGAAGTTCGGCACCACGACGACTCAAAAACTCGCGTTCTACAATTCGACGCCCATCGTGCAAGGCGCGGCCGTGGCCGACGCCTCTGGCGGGGCGACCATCGATGCCGAGGCACGCACGGCCATCAACTCTCTTCTGGCACGGATTCGTTCCGTGGGACTCATCGCGACCTAATCGGCAGTTTCATCGCCAGGCTCACCATCTAGGGGAACGAGGCGACAGGATGAGCGGAAACGAAAGGCTGGAAGAGATGCAGGCGATTTTGACGAAACTGGCGCGGCGCGAGGCGGTACTCGTACAGGTGCTCATGTTGAAGCAGGCTGAGATCACCAACGATTCCGATCCGGAGGAATTGAAGGGCTGGTTGAGTCTCAGCTTCGAGGACGTGGCACGGGCCGTAGGCGACATCAAGGCCCAACGCAAAAGAGTCGCGCAGCTGCACGAGGACAGGCTGAAATCGCTAGGAGTCGTGACTGAGCCAGCGCAATCGCAGCAATCGGGGAGGTAGTCGGTGGCGGGCGAGATCGAGCTGGCGATCACCATCATCATCTCCGGCGGGATCGCCGGGGGCGCGGGTGCCGCGGCGGCCCGGGCGTATGTCAACACGCGGCTCGGGAAGGTGGAGGAGGCCGCGACCGAGAGCCGGGACATGAGCGCGATCCTGCTGCGTCGGGAGTGCGAGGCGGACGAGGAGTTGCGGCGCGACATCGCGCGGTACAAGCCCAAGCTGTACGACAAGTACATCAAGCCGTACCTCAATGGTGCGGCGGCCCCACGGACGGGCAGGAGGTGAACGATGAAAGGGTTAACCGAGCCGTTCCCGACCAAGAGAGCGCCAGGCTTCAAGGCGACGCTCTACATGATCGCGGTGATGGCTCTGATCACCGCCTATCCGCTCCTCACCGGAGGCCTCTCCGCGATGAACGCGGCGTCCATCGTGTTCGGCGTGGTGGGCATCGGCGTCGCGATCCTCCTCTTCGTGATCGCGCAGCGGCTCAAGGAGGAGACTTAGATGGCGTCCTGGAAGAAGATTCAGGACGGCAGCGTTCTTCCTTCCGCTAACGGTTTCCGCATCTTACCCCCCACGGACAGCGAAGCCATCATTACCGCCAACCGGAACTTCAAGGATGGGCGGTGGATCGAGTGGTTCGACGATGCCGTAGCGACCGCCGCCCGCTACGAGGCGCACGAGACGGCCACGCCCAACGCCGCGTTCACTCCTAGTTCTGTCACCGGCTGGACCCTCTATGCGATGGTACAAGGAATCGCCGACGAGTACCGCTTCGACATCGACGATGGCACGAAATCGGCCGCGTTCCTCGTGCGCACGGGCACGGTCCTTCTCGACGCCAACTCCTTCACCCTCGACACGCGCCTCCCCCGCCAGCTCCGCATCACCGGCCGGGGCACGACCTGGAAGCTCTACGTGGACGAGAGCGACAGCAGCTCGTTGAGCATCACGCCAGCGACGGCCAGCAGCGGCACGAAATCGCTGCGATTCGGCACCAACCTCGCGAACGCGCGCGCACATCTTCGCCAACTCGCGTGGAGCGAGGACGGCGACTTCATCCCGAGTCTCCTAGGTGCGCCGGATGTCCTCGCCACCTACATCTCCGTGAAGCAGCTGCGCTCCCACATGCCGGCGATCAGCGCGGACGCGCTCAACGACGCGGACCTCGCCGAGATCATCCGGCAGACGGAGAACCACGTTGACGCGCTCGTGATGGGTGCGGACATGGCACGCTCCCGGCTCGCGTTCGGCAGCGGCGCCACGGAGACGAACGAGGAGCACGACTACGAGGCTGGCGGCATGTATCGCTTGCGATACAACAGGATCACGACCATCACCACGGTCGAATACCGCACCGCCTCGGGGAGCGCCAACTGGACTGCGCTGACCGAGAGCGACCAAACGGGCTGGTTCGCGAGCCAGCGCGACAAGGAACTCGGGATCGTCCGCATCGCGCCGCGCGCGCTTCGATACGCCGCTGCGATCCGTGTGACGTACACTTGGGGCTACACCGCAGTCCCCGGTCCCGTGCAGGACCTCACGATCATGCTCGCGCTGCTCCGGGCATTCAGCGCGGCCACGCAGCTCGGGGTCCAGGACGTGTTCGGCGGACGGCGTCAGGCGATTCAGGGCGATGTGGACAAACTCCTAGAGGAGATACAGTCCCGGTTCCAACCCTGGGGGATCGCGTAGTGCCGAGCTGGACAATCGAGTACGAAGCGGATGCGCTCCCAGAGAACTCGACGCCTGCGTGGACGCGAGTGGGCGTTCCGACGGTCTACACCGCTGTCGCGGGAATCCTCACCACGAACTACAACGGCGCGGTAGTCTCGGGGACTAAGACCACGCTTACGATAGTCCTCGGCGCTTCGCTGACTGGCGGCGCGACGATGGTGACGCGGGCCAGGAACTTCCGCAGCGTGAACGAACCCGGATCGGAACTAAGGATGCGGATATTCACCGGAAGCAGACGAGCACAAATCATCATCATCCACACGCCAGGAGGAGTGAGCGCCGGGACCATCGCGCTGGAAGGCGGATCGAGCACGGCGTTTACCATCGGGACGCTCCGCAGGTTCAGGATCACGATAGATTCGCTTAATGTGACCAGACTCTATTCGGACTTCGCGGGCGGCGCGGAGGTCCTGTTGAGCACCGGCACGGGCATCGTGGACGCGACCGCGGCCAAGATCGAGTTCGAGTTCGTGAAGATCGGCGGAATCAACAGCGCTGGCAGCGTCTCAGGGGAATGGGACAAAGTCTACTTCACGGACCAGGGTGCGTTCACGCAAGACGAGCTGCCGGATGTTCCAGGTGGAGGACAGGGCGCGGGGCAGGACATCTGCCGGATTCCGGAGCGCATCCATACGCTCCTCGACGCGCGCGAGCCGTGGTCGTCGCTGCTGCGGAAGAACGCCCGCCCGCGCGAGGCGGCCTACCGGATCGAATGGGACCCAGCCTACCATCGGCCGTTCATCTTCACCTGGATACAGAACGGTCGCGTCCGCCGCGGCGGCCCGGGAGCCTGGCTTCACACTCTCCGAGTGATCAGCTGGGTCGCGTTCGAGGACCTGGATCAACCGGACGTCAATCGGATGGGTCGGCTCGAGGAGGACTACCGTGCCATGCTCAAGGCGAACATCGCCCTCAACGAGTTGGGCGATATCCACCGCGCCAACATCGCCGGGCCGGTGCGGAAGGTCGCCGAGCGCACGGCCTACCCATACGACATCCTGGAGGTTCCTCTGGACGTTGTCGTTGAGCGACGGTTCACCGAATCGCCGCAGGTGTTCACCGCTGGCAACGCCGACCCGGGCGAGGTCGCCTCTTCGCTACGCGCGATCATCGCAGACGACAGCCGATTCGCCGGAGTCAAGACTTACGGACTGAAGTCGAACCAGCCGGACAATTGGCCGGCGGCGTTCGTGACGCCCGGCGGCGATTCGGTGCGCCTGCACACGACCGGCGATCATCACTGGACGCTGCCGTTCACGATACGCTTCGAGGAGCGCGCGCTCCGCGCGACGCCCAGCTGCACGCTCTATCGTCGTGTGCTCGACTTGGAGGACCTACTCCAAGAGAAGAATTCGCTGGACGCCACGAGAGGCGTGCGCATCGCCCGGGTCGTAGAGTATAAGCACCTCTTCGGTGATAGGGCGGCGTACCCCTACGATGCGGCCGAGGTCATGGTCGAAGTCGAGACGGATCAAACGTAGGGACGGGATGCACAGATGGCACGGATAATCCAGCGAGAGGCGAAGATACCAGGATGGAACCCTGAGACTACATATGGGACCGACCCTGGCGGGACGCGGCTGGAGGTCGGCGGGATCGGCAAGCGCTTCCGCCCGAAGCTCGAGGAGAATGTCGAGGGCTACATCGGGATCGGCGGGAGCCCCCACGTCCGCAGCTTCTTCCGCAAGGGCCGCGAGGTCGAATGGGAACTGATGTATCTGCTGAAGCGGGACGCGACCACGAGCAGCCTGATCGCGATGGCGCTCGGCGACACGCCGGATGGCGGCGGCCTCATCACGCCGCGCCCGCACTCGACCGCCAACAACCTGCGCAGCATGACCATCGAACAGGGTTGGGATAGTGTAGCCAACGACCGCTTCTATCAACTGAAGGGCGCCGTGGTCCGCAACATGCGCATGACGTTGAAAGATCACATCGTCGAGATGCTGTTCAACGGTCCAGCAGCCGACAGGACGAAATCGGCCACGGCCGCCGGGACACTAGCCACGACGCTGCCCACGCCGCGGCCGTTCGACGATCAGGCCGACGCGACCTGGACGTTCACCGGCCCCAGCGGCGCGATCACCGGCGTAGACGTCGAGCAGGCTGTGTGGGACGTGCAGAACATCTTGAAGCTCAAAGGGACCCAGGCGGGAAGCGCGAGCCGGAACATCGGCGAGCCCCAGCTCGTGAACCGCGAGCAGACTCTCAAGCTCACACTCTGGCGGACGTCCAACGTTTTCGACGACCTCTACGCGGACAATGATCCGGCGGGCTCGTCAAGCGAACTGGACATCCAGGTGGTGCTCGCGAAGAACGCGAACGCCGAATACTTCCGGCTCACGCTGACGGATTGCCGGATCATCGAGGCGTACACCGTCGAGCTGAAGGACGAGGACGACGTCATCATGGAGGAGATCACGGTCAAGCCGGAGAGCTACGTGGTGGACCTCACCGCGTAGGCCGGTTGGAGAGGCGACGGGTATGGCGACAGGTGGACGAACGAGGTGGACGTGGCCGTGGAACGGAGGACAGAGACACGAGCGCCCGCGGGAACTGCCGCCGCGGCGCGGCGAAGGGCAGACAATCAGCGTGGGCGGTCGCCGGCTCCGCGCTCGCCGACAGCTGGAGAAGGAAGTCCGCATGGTGTACGACCGGCTGGGCTGGTGGGGCCACCAGTACGACACCGAGACGCTGGGCTCGATGATGGTGCTCGGCAAGACCCTCGACGATCCTGGTGTGCTGCATCTCTACGAGCAGATGCGCGACGCCTACAGCCGCGCGCGCGAGGTGGACGACGAACTCCTCATCGTCGGATTAGAACCGCTGGACGGGAAACCGCCCGTGACGCGGGAGTGGCTACTTGGGCTCAGTCGCGACGAGTACGCCGACGTCCGCGACATCGTGGGCGACGCGAACCGGGTGATGCTCGACCCGTGGTGGGTGCTCAAGGCGACGATCAAGGACGAGCTGAAACTCTCCGCCGAGCAGGCGAAGAAGGCGATCAGCCACATCGAACGGGTGCGCACCGGGAGGTGGGAGCGCCTGCTTTTTCGGCCTGGGCGTCAGGAGTGAAACTGAGCGCCAGCAAGATCGGCCCGCTGCACGCCGTCCTTCCCGACTTCGCCCACTATCTAGAGACTGGCGAGCTTCCCCGGCCGGGCGGCTGGGACGAGCAGGACGCAATCTTCAAACGCCGCGCGCTCGAGCTGAAGGGCGTGAGAGACAAGCCAGCAGAGGCCGAACCCGGAGGTGGGCGGGATCGCGCTCGGCGGTGAACAGCGGGTCGGCATCGCGGTCGAGGCCGAGTCGACCGGCGAAGAGGCGTATCGGACGCACGCGACCGGCGTGCGCGAGGTGACGACCGCCATGGAGCAGGCGACCGCGGCAACCGACCGCCACAGTGAATCATCGGATCGGAGCGCGGCCAAGTTGATGGCGCTCCAGGGCGCGCTCCTGAGCGTCGTGGGAGGGATGCGCCGGCTGAACCTGCTGACCGACGAACAGGTCACGGGGCTGCTCCAGGTGGTCGGGGTCGTGCAGACTGTGGTGGGCGTCTACCGGCTCCTGAGCGCGGAAGCCCTCAAGACCGCCGCGACGCTCTGGGCCAAGGCGATCGCGCGGATCGCGGCGTCCGGCCCGGCCGCGCCGTTCGTGCTCGCCGCCATCGGCGGGGCGGTCGCCGGAGCTTTAGCTCTGAAGGCCGCCAGCGGCCTCCAGCGAGGAACGCCGGAGGTAACGGAAGCCGGCATCTTCCGCGTAGGCGAGGGCGGCGAGGAGACGGTCTTTCTCCCCCGCGGCGCGGCCGTGGCTCCAGCACCCATAGACCGGATTGGAGGGGGTAGCACTACGTTCAACAACTACATCGTCGGGGAGCCGGCGGCCTGGGGCGGCTGGCTCCAAGATCAATACCAGCAGCGGAGGTAGACGATGGCGACGCGGACGGCAGTAGCGAGCGGAGACTGGCACAACGCCGCAGTCTGGGATACGGGCGTCCCCCTCCAGGCGGACACCGCGATCATCGCCGGCAACTTCACCGTCGACATCCGCGACGCGAGCGACGCCAAAGTGCGGCAGATCGAGCTGGGCGACGCAGTCAATCCCGGCATTTTGAACTTCATTCCGTCCCCCACGCTCGCGAAGCTCACGATGGACGACGCGTTCGCCTACATATGGTTCAAGCACGCCAGCTCCCGGCTGACGGAGATCGCGAACGACCAAGGTGCGTCGAGCCTGATCACGGTCCTGAACTTCCCGAACAACGTCAACAAGTGGTTCTTCCGAGTCAACGGGAACTACCTGCCCGGCGTCGAACTCGTCAGCGCCGAACTCCAGGGCTGCCAGCTCGGCATCTACATCAAGAACCTCACGACCGGCATCTGGCGCGAACTCACGATGGCGAACCTGCGCGCCAGCCGGCCGCCGGTCATCGTCGAGCAGCGCCCCGCCGGTCGCGACAACGGGATCACCTGGTGGAATGGCTCGGGCGCCGAGGTCGGAAGCGTCGAGGTCCTGTGGAAGCGCTACACCGACCCGTTCCTCCTCCGCGCCATCTCCTCGCGCAGCAGGCGCAACGAGGAGCTGCTGCTCGTGACTGCGCTCCGCCAAGTCAAGTGCTTCATCACCGACGTCCCCAGCTACCTCGACACGGACGAGTTCGCGGAGTGGGTCAAGCTCCAGTTCAAGGAGAAGAACGCGCCGTAGGGGAGTTGCATGGCCGACAACGACGTGCGCGTGCAGATCGGCGCGACCACCTGGATGTTCGGGACGGCCACGACTTTGCCCGACGGCGGCAAAGTCCACTACATCAAGAACCGCCCGAGCCGCGTCGTGATCGCGCTGACCGAGGGAGCGACGCCCATCCCGGTCGTTAAGGGCGACATCGTCAAGGTGTGGTTCAAAGACGTCAAGACCCCGACGGACTATCCGGACTTCGAGGGGAAGCTGGACCGCTTCAAGCGCACCCGGGACAAGCTCACCATCGAGGCCGAGGACATCCTCGGGGAAGGGCGCAGCCAGATATTCAACGAGGTGATGTTCGCCAACATCCGCAGGTCGGAGCGGTTCGCCGTCACGGACGACGGGCAGGCCATCGGGCTCGCCTCCGCGTTCAAGCAGGGCGCGGACGTTCCTCAATATCCGCTCATCAGGGTGGAGTACCGCGAGGAGTTCGTCGTTGCCGAAAGTGAAGGGACCACAGGCGACCTCATCGTGTCGAGCATCGTGGGCGACGTGCGGTTCTGCCAGCTGTTCAGGGCCGAAGGGCGCTTCCTGAAGAGTTTGGATTTCGGGGTCGTGATGAAAGCCGGCGTCGCCGCCATCTCCGCGCGCGTCAAGATCGTGCAGAACAACGGCAGCCTGAGCGATCCTCGCCCCATCCTCGACGCGCCCGTGCGCGGCCTCAACAATGTGCCGCTGTCGAGATCGGTCACGCTGGCCGATGGCGGCGTCGCCAACTTCACCAGTCTCGATTTCGGCCAGCCTGAGTTCGGCTGCCTCATCACCGGAGAGCTATATTGGGTAACGGTCGAACGCCTCGTCCAGACCAACATCTCCGAGATCGAAGCGAGAGGCAAGACCGCCGCGCCGCGCGAGATACCGTTCAGGTTCCTCCACGGCAACGGCACGACGCCCTCGACTTACACCGCCCACGACGACAAAAACATGAAGCTCGCCAACATGAAGGTCGCCACGCTCACCGAACGCAAGTTCGGCCAGGACTTCGACGTGGACGAGACAAACCATAAGATACGATGGGGCGGCTCGTCGGGATTCCAACCGAACACCGTGGGATTCTTCGGGCGCGCCTGGGCGTGGTACGCTCACTCGACGGAAGCTCTTGCCGGAGCAGGCAAGCCGATCAACTACGTGCTCGCCCGCTGCGGCATCGGCTCGACGAGGTATGACGTCGATGCCGCGGGGATCACCGCGACATACGGCGTGTTCGCGCTGAAGGAACTGGACGGCATCGAGGCGCTGGAGGAGATGTTGCTCAATCACTACGCGGACGCGCCGTTCGGCTCGACCGGCACGCGCCGCGGCCGGTTCTTCGCGAGCAGCACCACGGGCTCGGCTAAGGTGTTCGTGAAGGCGGAGAAACTGGTGACTGACGCCAGCTGGAAAACCATCAGGAACGGCAAGGACAGCCCGGCCGCCGGCGAGGCCATCCTGTTGGAAGACAATCTGGAACAGGTCGTCAAGTTCGGCGCGAGCCGCGTGGTCGTGATCGGCAAGGACGTCGGCGACCGGCCCGTGGCGGCGTTCGCGGAGAACCTGTCGCTGTTCACGACGCTCGGGCCGCGGCTCAAGGTCGAGCATGACCAGCACGTCCGCACCACTAACGAGGCTCGCGACACGGCGCAGGCCATCCTCGACCGCGACTTCGTCGAGTCGTACCAGGGCAACATCGTGATCGCGGGATTCTGGCCCGAGGCGACAGGTTACTTCAGCCTCAACAGCTTCAACGACGTGATCACGCTCTACGATTCGGACCTGGGGATCAGCAATCAGAAGTTCCGAGTCGAGGAGGTCGTGGTGGAGTGGGGCACCGGCGGCCCGCGCACGACACTCATCCTCACCCAGAAGGCCGACCCCAAGTTCATCCAGGGGACGATCCGCGAGGTGGACCGGCGGACGCGGCGGCGCGAGCAGCTGGACATCCCGAACGAGCTGGTGCTCATCTTCCGGGATACCAATGGGAACTTCGACGGGACGTTCGCCGAGATGCAGATCAGCGGCACGCCAGTCGTGGGCTGGGACGGACTCGTTCACCGGGCGCCGGTCGTGGCTCTGGGGGGCGGGCGGTTCGTGATCGTGTGGCGGGATCAGGTCCTCGACCTCGCCGGGGTGGACAACCCGACGGGCTCGCGGAACATCACTGATATTAAATTCTTCGATGCCTATACTGGCGGCACCTTGAAGCACACCCACACGTTCAGCGCGGATGATCGGGTCAGGCCGTTGAACTTCCAGCGAGTCATCTTCTGCGACAACCAGAACTGAGGGACACGATGCCGACGGATTGGTCTACGGAGATAATCGTGCGCGGGCTCGTCAAGAGCTTGTTGCTGGAGATCGCGCCCGACATCATCGCCGACCTGCTGGCGGCCGAGTCCATCCCGACGAACCCGGTGGACGCGCAGGACGTGCAACGATTGTCGCCGGTGGTGCCGAGGAGCGGGCTGCTCGCGGCAACTTCTTCAGCGCCACCCTCCACGATTGACTTCTACGACATCCAGCGATTCACCGGGGGAGGTCAGTTCTAGATGGCCAACTCATACGGGACTCCGACGGGGGTATTGCTCACGACGGCCGGCGTGGTGGTATTCGAGTCGCCGGCGGTCACGGACACGATGCTCCTGGTCACTTTCAACAACGTGGACACCGCGACGCGAAAGCTGAACGCCTACATCCATACGGGGGCGCTTCCGGCGGTCGGTCCGGCGCGCGACGCGCTCTCGGCCGTGCCCAAGGATTTCTCATTGGCGAAGGAGACGGGGCTCTCGACCGGACCGTGGTATCTGCCGGCGGGATACAAGATGACGGCATTCAGCGACGTTGACAATAAGATCAACGCCTTGCCGAGCACCATCAAGACCGTTTAGGTGAGGGATCATGGGTACTCCCCGGTTGATGTTTCCGCTCGTGTCCACGCATAAAGACGAACACAAGTCTGGCGGAGCGGACGCCTTTACCGCGACCGACCTCCTCGAAGCCCTCGTCAAGCGGCTCAGGGAAGGCAGCGGGGCCGACCTTCTTCTCGGGGCCATCCCGGACGGCGAGACGCTCAAGCGCAGCGGGACGAGCATCATCGGGAGCGGTACGGTGAGCGTGGTTGTCGCTCAAGGCCCGAGCGTCGTGGCAAACGAAACCGACACCGTTCTCGCGACCTTCACGCTGACCGACGGACAATCGGTCGTGGTTTCGATGGCAGCCCGCGGGACGGCTGCCGGCATCATCATCACCGGAGACACCGCATCGCCGATTTCCACGGGGGTCGCGCACTGGTCGCTTCGCAAGACCACGACCGCGGGCCAGCATGAGCTGAGGCTCAGGCATGATTTCGGGGTTTCCACCACCTTCGACTGGAAGGTAGTCAGGATATGACGCAGGCGGCCGCGCTCGAAGTGTTCTCGCTGGCGTACTGCCGGACCTGTCTTCCGCGCTGCTCCGTCGCGGCCAGCAGGGGAGAGAACGGGAATTTCAGGGTCGTGTCGCACGAACTCCGACTAGGCATCATCCATACTGACCTCAAGGTTATCAGGATCATCAACATCTTTCTCGACCCGGGCGAGACGCCCGCGCAGCAACTCTCGCGCATGGACGCGCTCTATTCGGGGAGGTATGTCTGATAATGCGAACGGGAATCAATGCGACGATGGCCGATCATCACGCGCTCGTGCGCCTGCTCGTCTCGAAGGGCGTCTTCACGCTGGCGGAATACCGGACGGCGCTCAAGGCCGAGGAGCTCAAGAGCATCCGCGGCGAGCGCGACAACATCACATGAGGCGATGGTGGAGTGGAACTTCAAGCCGGGCAAGGTCACGTATGAGACTGGAATGAAAGGCGACCTGTTGCCGCACTTGGAGATCGGCGTCTGGGCGGGCAAGCGGAAGATCGGATACATCGAGGTGCATCTGCACTCGCACCGCGGGCGGGACAAGAAGACGGACATATCGTTCGGGTTCACGGGCGTGGTCGAGAGGATGCCGGACAGTTCTTGATCACAAAGGCGGCAGCTCCGCAAGGAATCGCTCCAGCGTGATCCCGTCTCTCCGGCGGAAGACTGGTTGGCCCGAGCGCGTCCGCGAGAACTGTGACGGCCGACAGAACCGCCACTCGACTCCGCGCTGACCACGGGCGAGCTTCACGCGCAGCGCGTACCACACGTCGAGATCAGCGCGCTCCTGCCCCATCGCGACTGCATACTGTTCACGATCCCTCTTGCGGCGCGACGGGCGGTACTCCGCCTCTTCGGCGCTTACAGACTTGGCCTCGATGATCGTGCCGCCGGAGCGATGTGGGGAAATCTCGCGGAAGAACTGGTGGATGATCGCGAGGTCGCCTTCACCCATTGAGCCCGCCGACCGGATTATCGTGCGACCTGCGGCGGCGACCAGGCGGCGCAGTTCGCGCTCGTAGTCGGAGCCAGACACGCGATATCACCGCCGGAACAGTGGCCGGTTCGCCGCCGCGTGACGATTCACGCCCTGGACGAGCAGCGCGCAGAGCTTCGCCCGCGGCACGCCATCGAGTTTCATCTCGCTCATCAGCGCCTCGGCCTTCGGCATCTTAAGGAAACGGTCGAGTGTGGCATTGTTGCCGGCCTCGGCCACGACCTTCACCCAGCTCGCGCCGTTCTCTTCGACCATCAACTCCACCACGGGCGCGACCGCCTTCAGCATCTCCTCGCGCTCCTCTATCTCGGCAAGTTCGCGGTCGCGTTGTCTGAACAGTTTGAGCATGTCCTCCGTCTCCGCGATGCGCTCGGCAAGCCATCGCCGGTCAGTCGATGACTCGACGACCTCTTGGCATACCGCCAGGGCGAGACGCTTGCGTGGCACGTCCTGATCATAGATGTGAGCGAGTACGCTCAACGGCACTCGCAATCCGAGAACACCCGTCGCCTCTAACTTCCGCCTGCCCATCTGACCACGCTACGACATGGAGCGGAGAGTATTAAAATCCCGAACGTGCGATCCTCCTCGTGGTGTTTTCTTGTTGTTGTTATTAACTCTAACATCTATTCGGAAGAGAGAGGAGAGGAGGAGAGGAGAAGGTGGCGTTTCGTGTAGGCGAAGGTTTCTAAGCCGAGACGACAATCGGGTAGGCGGTGCTGGGCAACTTCTGACCACATCGGAAGCGATTCACCCCTCGGCGCCCCGGCCGGTGATCCGGCCGGTAACATCTTCTGTTCAGCGGGAACGCCCTACGGCGCCATCAAGGCGGCCATGAAAGAGCGCCGCGGCAACTCGAAGCGGTGGCCGCATTCGGCGCACCGTACCGGGCGCCGCGGCCAAGTCCACGTCTCGAACGCCTCGCCGCATCCAGGACAGGCAATCAGTTCGGGTTCCTCGACCTCGGCCACACGTCGGATAGGGCGCCTGCCCTCATATACTCCAGGCGATGCGGTGAAAGTGGGAGGACCCTGGGTATGCCCACCTAAAGGTAGATAAGCCGCCCCGGATATGGCGTGACAGGTGAATCGCGTGACGAACCAGGACGACGAGAGTGTGCCATCGGACGAGAGAACGAACGCATCGAGGACGGCCAAAGTGGGCGACCTCCTCTTCTTCCCATACGTGGGCTCCGCCGCCTCGTGGCGCAGCCCGCTCGACCCGGGCATCGCTGCGCGCGTGGTCAAGGCTGGTCCCAAGCAGCTCATCGTGATGGAGATCACCATTACGAAGGACGGCCAGCTCCAGGACTGTTATACGCGGCGCGTGGGCCGCAGCTGGGCGTCGGTGCCGCTGTCGGCCGAGTTGATCACCATTCTCGCAGAGATCAGGAAGCTCCGCGGCTTTCTCGCGGAGGAAATAGAAGTGGTGACGAAGGGCGTGAATGCGCAGGCAAAGCCGCTACGCGACGCCGCGCTGGCAGTTGCGGCTGCTCAGGGGGTGGCCTAGATGCCCCGCCCGAGCGCCGCCATCTTCCCGGAACGCGCCGCCCTCCTCGCCGCGGTGCAGCGCATCCTCGCGCAGTACGAGGACACGGCGGTGACCGTGAGGCAACTCTACTACCGACTCGTCGCCGGGGGGATCATCCCAAACAACCTCCGGTCCTACAAGAACCTCGTCGCCGCGCTCTCGAAGTGGCGCCGCTCCCGCGAGGTCCCCATCGAGGCGTTCGAGGACCGCACCCGTGGGATGAACCGGCTCGACAAGGGCCAGCGCCATGACGATCCCGCGGGCTGGGCGCTCGCGTACCTCCGCGCCGGCGTGCGCGAAGCGAAGAACTACCGCCTGGCGAAGTGGTACGGCCAGGAGTATCGCGTGATCGTCGCGGTCGAGAAGCAGGCGTTGGAGGGACCGTTCACCACCGTCTGCGAGGAGATGCACGTTGACCTCGCGGTGTGCCGCGGCTACCCCAGCATCTCGTTCCTGGCGGAGATCGCCGGCGCGCTCGACGACAGCGACGCGAACCGCAACGACAGAAAGAACGTGGTCCTCTACTTCGGCGACTTCGACCCGAGCGGGCAGGACATCCCCAAGGTCGTCGAGCGCGACCTCGGCGACGGCTTCTTCGGGCAGGACTTGGAACTCAAGTTCATCGCCCTGAACCGCGAACAGATCGACGACCTCGACCTCGTCTCGGCGCCGGCGAAACTCGGCGACTCGCGTGCCGAGAGCTTCATCGCGGAGCATGGTGAGGAGGTCTACGAGCTGGACGCCATCGAGCCCGCGCAGCTCCAGCAGATGATCCGCGACGCGGTCGGCGAATACTTCGACGACGACACCGACGGCGACCGCGACGACCTCGTGCAGAAGGGCCGCAAGAAGATCGCGGGAATCCTGGAGCGCGGCGGCGTGATGAAGCTGATGAAGAAGCTGGAAGCGCAGGCGAAGGCGAGCGGCGACACGGACGCGGGCGACGAAGCCGAGGATGACGGAGGTGAGGAGTGATGCACGTCATCGAAATCCTCGTCAACGTCCACGCGACGCGCAAGGTGCCAGGCGCCGTCCAATACAGCAGCGACGAGCACGGAGGTTCCATCTCGCTTCGTGCCTCGCTCTTGCCAGGCGAAGGCATCGAGCCCGTGATCAAGTACCTATGGAACGAGGCCGAAACCGAACTCGAACGGCGTGGTCTCACGGTCGTCAAGCGCGAGGCCGAGGTCGGCTTCACGAACCAGAAGAAAGCGATAGCTCCCCAGGCAACCGCCCAGCCACCTGCGCAACCGGCCGCACCCGCCTATGATGAGCTGAGGTACAAGGCGCTCTGCAAGGCGATCCAGCACGCGCTCGACAACCGCGAGATGCCGAAGCCGATCTATGCGAACCTCATCAAGCGCCTCCAGGCCGCCTACGGCAAGAGCGCCAAGATCGGCGACTACGCGAGGGTCGCGCCGGTGGACCTGCTCGCGTGGGCTGAGGAGAACAAGTTTCCGGGGGGATCGGCGTGAGCGAGGAAACGATCACCGTGGGAGTATGCCCTGCTTGCGGACAGGCGAGCCCGTGCCAAGTGGTGCCCATCTTCGGCGGCGATACGCGAGTGCTTTGCGACACCTGCATCCGCGAGAAGTACGCGCCCGAACTCCTCGAAGGGATCATCACCGAGGAGGACGCGGTGAAGGACCTATCCGCGATAATCGCCGAGCGCCGCACCATCCTCAAGGTTCTCATCCAGAACCTCGCCGGCTCCGGCGAGCGCAGCCCCGTCGAGATTGCCGCCGCGACCGCGGTGCTCGTCCAACGCACCGAAGTCCGCATCGTAGACCGCGGCACGTTCAACGACCACGCGAGCGTCGCGGTACGCGCCCAGGTCGAGAAGCCCGTGCCGGCGACGGTGGAGATCAACCAGACGAAGCTCCACAAACTCGCGCTCAGTGAAGCCGCGTTAGGCCGGGCCATCCCGGGCGTGCAAATTAGCGAGGCGTTGCGGCTCGAAGTGACACGGACGGACGGCTCGAAGGCACCCGCCGCGGCGCGTAAGCCCTACGCCGAAGTGAGCGGCGGCGCGACGCGCGAGGAGCGGGCCGCGAAGATCGCGGACGAGAAGATCAAGTGGGACCTCGTCCACGGATGGACGGTCGAAGGCTCGAACGGCAACAGATACAACGTCAGCCTCGACCCTCTCTCATGTTCGTGTCCCGACTTCCAGGCGAGAGGTCAACCGTGCAAACATTGTCTGGCCGTTCAGAAGAAGGTGGCCGCGTGAAGCTTCTCCCGCTCACGAAGGGCAAAGTCGCGCTGGTGGACGACGGTGATTTCGAGCGCACTTCGCGGTTCAAATGGACTGCGATGGAGGTCAAACGTGCACTCGGCTCACTGTGGTATGTGAGGCGATGTATCCGTCTGCCCGACGGAAGGCAACATAGCGTCCTCCTCCACCGCTTCATTCTCGAAGCGCCCGCGAACTTTGAGGTCGATCATGTCAATGGCGATGCTCTTGATAACAGACGCTCGAATCTTCGACTTGCAACGCCCTCGCAGAACCGCGTCAATCGGCGTGGTAAAGCTCGTCCTGGAACATCGCGCTATCTCGGCGTGATGAAACCGAGCAATAGGAAACGCTGGGAGGCCTTCGTCCACGGCCCGGATGGAAAGAATCATCGCGGCGGGTCATTCGATTTAGAAGAGGACGCGGCCCGCGCACGGGATGAATTGGCCCTCAGGCTCTGGGGCGACCGTGCTAGGCTGAACTTCTCAAGGGCGTGATCGCGTGCGACGGAACAGCAGCGCGGCGCGCGTTCGTCCTGGTTCGCGTGCCCGCTCCTCCGAGATCGCACGCGGTCGCCGAGTCGTTGCCGTTGACCTCTTCTGCGGCGCAGGCGGCACGAGCCGCGGCCTCGCCCGCGCCTGTGAGGACCTGAAGGTGCGCGTGGACCTAGTCGCGATCAACCATTGGTCCCGCGCCATCGAGACGCATACCAAGAACTACCCGTGGGCTCGGCACATCTGCGCGAGCGCGGAGACGCTGGACCCGCGCACCATCGTCCCCGGCGGAAAACTCGACCTGCTCGTGGCGAGCCCGGAGTGTACGCACTTCAGCACCGCGCGCGGCGGCAGGCCGGTCGAGGATCAGCTGCGCGCGAGCGCGTGGCAGCTCCTCCGCTGGCTCGAACTCCTCCAGGTGGAGTCGCTGCTCGTCGAGAACGTGCCGGAGTTCCGCACCTGGGGGCCGGTGGGCCGAAAAGGGCAACCGCTGAAACGCCGCCGCGGCGAGACTTACGCCGCCTGGCTCGGCGCGATCCGTTCTCTCGGATACAACGTCGAAGCGCAGGTACTCAATGCAGCGGATCACGGAGATGCCACCTCACGCCGCCGTCTCTTCGTCCTCGCCCGACGCGGACACCGCCAGATCGTTTGGCCGACACCGACACACGCCAAGGCCCCAGGATGCGGCCAGAAACGATGGCGCGCGGCTAGGGAGATCATCGACTGGTCGCTCAAGGGAAAGTCCATCTTCCGCCGGAAGCGCCCGCTGGCGGCGGCGACCATGCGCAGGATCATCGTAGGACTCGAACGCTTCGGCGGGCCGGAGCTTGAGCCCTTCCTCGTGATCCTCCGCGGCACCGGGACCGCGGCCAGCGTCGACGCGCCTACACCTACGATCACGGCCAGAGGCACCCACATCGGACTCGCGCAGCCCTTCATCCTCCCGCCCGAGGGCATCCATCGCGGCAACGCGCCGCGCAGTATCGGCGACCCGCTTCAGACGATCACCCAGCGCGGCGGCGGACACGTCGTAGACGCCTTCGTGATGGCGACGGGCGGCCCGACCGAGCAGATGGTCCCTCGCAGTCCCAGCGATCCGCTGCCCGTGATCATCCCGAACACTCGGCTTAACGTGTTCAGAGCGTTCATCGTCCCGCAGTTCGGCGAGCGGGACCGCCAGAAGCCGCGCACGCACTCCGTCGAGGACCCGCTACCGGCCGCGACGAGCCACGGCGCCGGCGCGTTGGTCGAGCCGTTCCTCATGCACGTCACGCACGGCGGGCGCGTTCATTCTCAGAACGATCCGCTGCCCACCGTGACTGGCGCGAATCGCGGCGAGCTGGGGGTAGTGGAGCCCTATCTCGTCGGCTACCACGGCCAGGACGGCGCGTTCAGCGTCGGCGATCCCGTACCCACACTCACGACCAAGGATCGCATCGGGCTCGTGCAGCCGGTCGTCGATGGCAGAGTCCTCGACATCCGGTTCAGGATGCTCCAGCCGCACGAGCTGGCCGCCGCGATGGGCTTCGAGGCCGACTACGCCTTCACCGGAAACAAGGGCGAGATCATCCGACAGATCGGGAACGCCGTGGCCGTCAACGTCGCCCGCGCGCTCTGCTTTTCGCTCCTCAGCGGATCGCCGCAGGTACTCTTACGGAAGTGGCAGCCTTGACCACCATCGTCGTCAACATCCGCGACTCCGACTACGACGTGCTGATCGCGCGGCCCGGTCCCTGGGGCAACCCTTTCAAGATCGGCCGCAACGGCGATCGCGCCGCCGTGATTGCGAAGTATCGCACTCACGTCCTCGCGCGGCCCGACCTCCTCGCGCTCCTTCCCCAGCTCCGCGGGAAACGCCTGGGTTGTTACTGTGCGCCGCTCCCATGCCACGGCGATGTCCTCGCCGAACTCGCCGAGGCCACCACACCCAAAGGTACACATACCCAGCAGCGCATCGGGTCGCTGGTGAATCGCTCGGATATCATGCTGACAGACTCATCCGGCCCGGGGACGGCGGGCTCGTCGAGGAGGCGTCCGTCCGCTCGCGCTGAACCGAAGACTACGACGCGGAAGGGATGCGGAACGGGGAGGGGGAAGTCCGTTGCTCCCCTGACGATGGCTTCTCCCTCATTCTTTACCTCTGGAGTGTGAGCCCCACGACCGGCGAACGGCGAACGGTCTGCCCGGTCTGTGGCAACTACGTCTACATTGGCCGCAACCGCGGGATCGAGCGCGAGATCGAGCGCGAGATCGAGCGCGAGATGGCGGCGCTCGACCACCTGAAGAAACACACCTCCGACGACCTCGCACTCCTCGTTCTATTCAAGCTGGTGCCGCGATGAAGCCCCTCCACCAGATCAGCCTCGACGCCGCCGTCTTCCACGTCGATGTCGACGAGGCGCACGACCCCTATGAGTGGGGAGCCGCCGACGGCTGCCGCCTCTGCAAGCGATATCGCCGCGGGATGTGGTTGGGCGAGATCGGCGACTGCGGCCACGGCCTCGGCTTCCGCGGCGACGCGCGCCCGGCTGGCGAGACTGACCTGGTGGTGGAGATCATCATCCAGGTCCTCGACTTCGACGGTGTGTTTTGGGGCGATCAGCTCCACGGCTGGCCCGGCGGCGTGATCGGCTCCGCCGTCTCGAAGCTCGAACGCTGGGGCCTCATCATCAAGACCGGCCAGCGCCGCACTTCCAGGAAGCGCGAGGCGAACGGGCGACCGGCGTTCGAGTACGTGCTGAGGTGAGCATGATCGGCCCAAAACTGATGCGGCGCCTTGAAGCGCTCCAGACCTCGTACCAAGAGGTCTTCTACTACATCATGCGCCACGAGTTCAACCTCGGCAACGATATCTGGCGCGGCCCAAACCGCCGGGCGGACCGCCAGCGGATGATCGACCAGCGACGGCAACTCTGCGATATCGGCGTCGCGCTCTGCGTCTGGGACGAACTCCGCGAACTCCTCGGCATCGAAACCCAGCTTGGGAAGTCTGTGGTAGGTGAGGACCCATGATCGTCGGCCGCTGGAGCCACCCGTCGTTCGCGCGCAAGCTCCACTACTGGAGGGAGAAGTCCACCGTGGCGCTCTGCGGTCGCCCCTCGCTTATCGAGGGACCACCAATCGCCGACGAGGATGGCCGCCCTGCCCGCGACTACTGTGGCACCTGCGTCCGCGCGCTGGACCGATTGAGGAGGATGCACCCATGACCCTCAGTTGTCCCGACTGCGGCGGCGCCGTCAGCGCGCGGAGCAAGACAGGCCGATGTAAGTCGTGCGGCTCGCGACGGAGCGCGAACATCCGCTGGTCGAAGCCCGACCCCGAGCGCGTCCGCGCGCGCCTCCTCGCGATCAAGCTCCGCGGCCGAGGGAAGCCCTGGCGCCGCATCCAGCGCCTCATCTTGCTCCAGGTGGGCATCAGCATCGGCATCGCCACGCTCCACCGCTGGGCCAAGGACGCCAACCCCGACCTCCTCCTCCCGCAGCGCGGCGCTCGCGGCCCATCTCGCCGCAGCCTCCAGAAGCGTCTCGACGCCGCGTTACGCACCATCGCCCGGCAAGACGCGATGAACTCCCACCTGAAAGGCTGTCTCGACATCCTCCTGGAGACTCCCTGTTCGCGCTGCCGCGAAGTCGTCAACCCGCCGCTGCCGCCGGAGATCGTGCTCGTTCGACCGACGGGCGTACTGCTGCCGATGCTGGAGGTTCCATGACGGCCCCACTGACAGAAAAGGAACTTGCGGAAGCGTTGGCGCGAGCGGACGCTGCGACGCCGGGACCGTGGCACTCGTCTCGCGACGGCAACCAGTTCATTGAAACCGGCTACCCGCCGACTGCGAAGTTGGTGGGGGCCTCGCGGGTACTTGGAGTAGTCCGACCGTGGAACCCTCACGCGTTGGTCGCCTTCGGATTCAAACCAAGCGAGTATGAGACAGTTCGACTCCTCGATGCCGATGCGGACTTTGTTGCCGCCACTCGCACCGATGTTCCTCGCCTCATCGCGGACCTGCGCGCGGCGCGGGCGCTTCTCCGAGAATGGCTGAACGAGCATCGCGAAGGGAACTGTGAAGCCTCAATGCTCGCGAGGGTGGAAGCCGCACTCCCGCCGGAGGACCCATGATCCCCGTCGTCCTCGCCCTCGTCCTCCTCGCCGTTCGCGTAGTCCGTGAGGTCCGCTGTCTCCGCTGCGGCAACCGCTGGTTTCCGCGCTCGCCCGATCCTCCGAAAGTGTGTTGGCGCTGCAAGTCCCCGAGCTGGAATGAGCCACGGCTCACCGAGCGCCAGCTCAAGGTCCTCCGCCCGAAGTGGGGCGCCGCAGGCCGCGAGAAGCAGCTGAAGGGCGTGAAGCCGTGACTGGCTACAAGAACGTAGACACGGCATTGGAAGATCAGATGCGCAACGCGCGCAGGGGCATCGAGGAAAACATCCTCCGCGGCCGGTCCCTCAAGGGCGGACTCTGCGTATTCGACGTTCATGCCACGGGGCCGCACGACATCGACGGGGAACAGCGCGGCATCATCGTGTTCACCGTGATGGTCAACGACTTGCCTCTCCACTTCAGCGTCCTCGAAGCTCTCCAGCTCATCATCGACTCGGTCGGTCAGCGGTACGGTGCCCAGCCCACGGTGGTCGTCAACCCCCAGGAAGAGGGACCATGATCGAGCGCGCCGCCGTGTTCGACGAGAGCGAGGCGTACCGCTACTCCCTCATCCGCAAGTGGGGGCCACGACCTGGCCGCGTCGCCTTCGTGATGCTGAACCCGAGCATCGCGGACGAGCGCGTGGACGACCCGACGATCCGCCGCTGCATGGCGTTCGCGGAACGTGAGGGCTACGATCAGCTGGAGATCGTCAACCTCTTCGCGATCCGCTCGAAGGACCCGGCGCGTCTCCGCTCCCACCCCACTCCGGTCGGACCAGAGAACGACGCCCATATCCTCGCCGCGGCCAAGGCGGCCGACCTGGTGATCGCAGCCTGGGGCGTGCATGGCGCCTACGGGCTCCGCGCGCGCATCGTGCAGCGCCTCCTCGCCGGCATCCCCCTCAAGTGTCTCGGCTTCACCAGCATGAACTACCCGCGGCATCCGCTCTACGTGCGTGGCGACGCGCCGCTCGTCGCGCTGAATGGGCGCCGGAACGAAGAAGAGGCGTCGGTGAGATAGGGAGGGGAGGTGGACGAACGCCCAGGCCAGCCCGCATCTTGACCGCGGCCGAGAAGGTCAAGGTCATGGAGTTACTTGCCAAGGGCACATCCGAACGGAAGCTGGCTACATTCCTCGGAGTCAGCCATGCGGGGGTCAAGTTCGTCCTCAGAAGATACCCGGACCTGGTGCGCCGCGCAAGCTTGCCAAAACCGCGAGTGATGGTCGCCACTCCGCAAACGACACTTGCCGGCGAGTTAGCCGTCCGCAGCGATTGGCCGACGTCCGACGAGCCATTCAAGCCCGTCGCGGGCGTCTGTCCGAAGTGCGGTCGACTCCCGGATCCGGGATACGAGGCGCGCGGGAAGGCAGAGAAGGCGGTCGCTCGGACGCTCGAGGAGGCGGAGCGCGGGAAGCGGTGGGGGTTGGTCTTGGCCGCCGCGGCGACGCTCAACCGGATCGCGGACGGCCAGGTGAACGCGCAGCGCGCCGGGCAGCAGATGATGGTGTACCTGGATCAGCGGAAGGTCGTGGCCGGCGGCGACTCCGCGGGCGAACTCGACAAGCTCCTACGCGCAACGCTGAAGAAGGCTCGCGAGATGGTGGACGCGGGCACGGTGAGCGAGGAGGCGTACAGCGTCGTGCTGGCGCTCCTCGCCGAGATCACGGGCTCACAGGCGACAGGTGAACGACATGACGAAAGCGAACTTGCAACGAGGGCTTGACGGGACTGAGGTGGAGAGACGCGAGAGCGCCAAGGTGGTCTATACCTTCATCGCTGGCGGCTACCGGACGCGGCTGAACGAGAACGTCGCCGAGACGCTCGCCGCGCAAGTCGCGAAGATGGAGGAGGACGGTAAGAGCACCCAGGCGGATCTCGACGAGTTCCAGGCGGGCTGGGTGGAGAACGCCGTGCGCGCGATCCCGCGGCGGAAGCGGATGAAGCGCGACCGCGAGATGCTGGAGGAGCTGGTCTGCGGCATCGCCGTGAAGTGCGAGCCGTTCCCGAAGCTCCCACAGGGCGGCGAGATCGACGAGGAGGGATTCGGTATGATCAAGGACACTGGCGGCGGAACGATCCGCTGGCGCCGCGACGTCCGTGAACGGATCACTTGGATCACGAACAAGTGGCGGGTCGGCGTGCCCAAACCGACCTTCCAGAAGAAGAACGACAAATGGCAGAAGCGGCTCACCGAAACGAAAGGCGACGACGCCGCGAGCGTGAAAGAGGAGGTACGCGGGCTCCGCCGCGTCTGGCTCGAACACGGGATGCGTCTCGCTCCGCTGGAGACGGCCGACGCCACGTTCCAATCGCACGCGACCGCGCTGGAGCGCGCCGTGTTCAAGGGCGAGTCGGTGCGCGAGCGGAAGGAGAAGCCCAAGAAGCCAGCCAAGGGCAAGCCGAAGAAGAGCCGGCAGAAGCGGCTCGGGGAGTGATCACATGCCTGACCCACCGCACTCTCCTATCCACGTCGGCCAGCGGATTGTCCGTCTGCTCGCCGCCGTGGACGACCTCGGCGCGCAGACGATGGCGTTGAGGACCGAGCTGGCCGGACTCCCGGGCGCCGAGGACGTGGACCTCCCACTGAGCATCGCGGTGTCGAAGCTTCGCACCGCGAGCGACCTGCTGAGTCTGAAGGCCGAGGACATCATCCGCGAGGGCATCCACATCGAGGCGACGAGTGAGACGAAGGCGAAGCTGGCGTCGTTCACGACGATCCATCCATGTGCTCGCTGTGGTGGATCGACGAGCACGATCAAGGACGACGGCCCGCTCTACTGCCGGAACTGCGGTTCGCTCGTGTCGAGCTGTGTGTGCGCCGCGATGACGGTGGTGACGAAGTGACGCGCCGCCTCGCGCCGTGCGGGCCGCGGCTCGTGCTGTGGTTGAAGTACGCTACCATATGGCATGGCCGCCGGAAAGGCGGCGGCTGGATGCCGGTGGCCGTCGTGCAGACGACGACCTGCGCTTCGACTCCTGCGCAGGAGATGATCGACGAGTGGCTGGAGCACAGCTACGTCGCGACCCACTGGCTCGGGAAGCGCGAGAGTATCGCGCAGTACGTCCGCGTCCTCCCCGTCGGCCGCACGCCCCGCGGCGCTCTCGCGAAGTGGAAAGGGTGGCGGCCGTGACTACTGCGGGCCGGAAGAAAAAACGCGAGGACAAGCGCGCCGCGATCAAGCAGCTGATGAAGGATGCGGAGCGCTCTGACATCGAGGCGGTGTCGAACCGGATGAAGGCGATGGAGGTGGCGCTCCAGGCGTCCTACCAACGGATCGACGCGAAGGACGGCGACGTGATCGCGCTTTTCGTGGACCCGGCGACGACGCCGAAGGAGATACAGGATCGGATCGGTGCCGGCCTCGTGCAATTTCTTCGGTCCCAGGGTCGCCGCGTTCTGGTGATGACGGTGCCAGCGAAAGACGCCATCGCCCACTTACCAGAGGACGCGATGCGGACGCACGGGTGGGTGCGGGCGACGTCCGCGGCTGAGGTGGAGAAGCAGCAGCTCGCGCTACTTGCCGAAGCTCGAGCGAAACGGCGCGCGGAACTCGACGCTGAGGCAGCCGAACGTCCGACGGAATCGGGCGATCGCGCGGACGCGGCAGCTACGGAGCCGACGGCATCCGCCGAGGACGTCGGCCGGCCGGCTGACGGAACGGGAGAGTGACAATGAACGAACGGCGACCGCTCGCGGAAGCGCGCCGAGTCGCGGATGACATCGGGGCCGCGCTGAGTCCTTGGTGCGACAGCTTCCAGATTGCCGGGAGCATCCGCCGCCGCGCCGAGACGGTCAAGGACGTCGAGGCGGTGGCGGTGCCCACTTTCGCTGGCGGCGGGCAGCGCACGCTCGACGGAGGGGGCGCGCGCGTTAGCCAGCTCGACGTCCAGCTGGAGGTAGAGATCAGGAATGGCCGACTGAAGAAGGATGAACAGACGAAGCGGTGGGGCGACAAATACAAACGCCTCGTCCACGTCGACTCGGGGATGGTGCTCGACCTGTTCATCGTCACGCCACCCGCGAGCTGGGGCGTCGTGCTCACGATCCGGACAGGGCCGGCGGAGTTCAGCGAGGCGCTGGTGACGCTTGCGCGACGACTCGGGATGAGGACGCACGAGGGGCAGCTGTGGCAATTCATCGACGAAGGCAACGTTCCCCCGTCAGCCCGGACGCCCGACATGGCACACATCCCATTCTCCAGCAGCTCGAAAGAGCTGCGCCTGGCAGTCCAGGTCCCGACTCCGGAGGAGCTGGACTTCTTCCAGGCGCTCGGGCTGCCGTACTTCCCGCCGGAGCAACGAGGCAACGCGGACAGCATGGGAGAGGTCAGGCGACGGATGCAGGGGCCGACAGCGTGATCGCCGGCGCGCAGATGGCCGCGACCATCGAGGACGAGCGCCGTTGGCTCCGCTGGCGAGGCAAGCCCTGGGTGCTCGCGGTCGAAGCGCTGGAGCTCACGCTCCACCAGGATCAGATCGAGATGCTGAAGATTCTCCGCGACCCGCCCGCGCCCCGCCTGATGATCGAGAAGCCGCCGGGCGTTGGCAAGACCATGGCGATCCGCGTCCACCTCCTCTCGCGCATCTTGGACGATCAGAACTATCGGGGCATCTTCGGCAGCGTGAAGGAGGCGGGCGCGGCGCGGACGGTGCGCTGGGTCGGGAACCAGCTGAAGAACAACAAGATCATTCGCAGCGTGTACGGCGACCTGTGCAGTCTGCCCTGGAGCGACACGCAGATCACGGTGACGCGCACCAACCACCTCCTCGCCGATGCGACGCTCGCGGGCGTCGGCCGCGACACGAACACCGAGGGGATGCGGTGCGACGAGGCCACGCTCGACGACCCGATAGACTGGACCTCGATGTGGAGCGCGACGGAACGGGACAGGTCGACCGAGTACGTGGACTCGACGCTGTTGCGGCGCGTGGATACCAAGGATCATAACCGGCTCGACCCGCGTGGCCGCTCGAACATCGTGGGCGGCGCCTGGGACCCGGAGGACATGTACGTCCACCTCGTCGATAAGCGGGAGTTCCACCTGATCAGGATGCCCGCGCGCACGCCGGAGGGTGCGCCGACGTTCCCGTACTCGCTGCCCGAGGAAGAGTGTGCGCGCCTCGAGCGCGAGGACCCGTTCATCTGGAGACTCAAGTATATGCTCGACCGCGAGGCGCAGCGCGGCGGGTGGAAGTGGAAATGGATCGAGAAGTATTGGGCCGAGATCACCGACCTCCCGCCTGCGGAGGAGGCGATGACGTACATCGGGATCGACCCGGCGCTCTCGCCGGACGGCGACTACTTCGCGCTGGCAGTCTTGACCGTGGACGAGGCGGGCATCATCTTCCTCAAGGATGGATGGGTGGGCCACCTGGACGCGCCCGCGCAGCTCGACCTGATCATCCAGAAGGCGCACGACCTCGCCGCGGTCACGGTAGGGATCGAGGCGGTGCAGTATCAGACCTCGCTCCAGCAGCACATTGTCGCGCGGGCGCCGGACGTCAACGCCGTGCCCATCCCCGTCGGTCGTGGCAGCAAGCAGATCAGGTTGAACACCCTCGCGTCGCTATTCGAGTCAGGGCGGCTCCGGGTACTCAAGACGCTGCCTGGCGTGGACGACGAGCTGGGCGGCCAGAGTTTCCGCGATGAGTTCCGAAAGGAGTATGTCGCGTTCCCCCGCGGGAAGCACGACGATGTCCTCGATGCAATCCTGATAGCCTGGAAGTCCATAGAGGGAGGATTCAGCGTTGGCAAGGTGGACCTCGATGGCCGTGGCCGGTGAGCTGAAGCGGTGCCCAAGGTGCGGCGCGCTCGCAGTCGTGCGGGCTCGCGATCCTGCGAGCCCCTACGCCGGCAACAAGCACGTCTGCCCCAACCACGGCGACCTCGACTTCCGCGATGAGATCGTAGCGGCGGTGAGAACATGACGGACAGCTGGGTACTCGGCGGGAAGAAGGAAGGACAGAAGGCGGCGGAGCGGCGCGTCGAGCAGGACATGGAGATCGCCGAGCGCCTGCGTCGCCACGGGCTCATGAAGCGGCGCGACATCCTCGCCGAGCGCAACCGCCGCATCTCCGTGAACTCACCCGGCTCGAAGTCGTGGACGCCGACCGTGGAGGCGATGGCCGACGGGAGCCGTGGCGTGGTGTGTCATACGATGGGGTCAGTGAAGTGTCTTGCCCAGGTGAGCGCGGACGAATTGAGCCTCCACATATGCCATAATTGTAACCTCGCGATGCCCGGGATCGCCGCCCGCGAGGCGTTCTACATCGAGGAGCGGCAGCGGCTCGCCTTCCAGAAGAAGTGGGCCGCCCTAAAGAACGGGACGCCCGCGACCGCGCCGTTTATGCGGTGAGGCTTGATGATGGGCCTCATGCCGAAAGGCGAGGCACGAAAAGACTGCCGTTGGTGTGGGTGGAGTGGCGATGCTGCCCCGAACTCGATACTATGCGGGCGGTGCGGGAGCCGGAGCTTGGAGTCGCCCTTCAGATACAGGGGCGAGCTTCCGCCGCGACCGCGTCTCCGCGATCCGGTGACAGGGGGATGAGATGGCGCGCCTCGTGGACCTGGAGCCTGCATGGATAACCACCACCGCGTCCGAACGCCGCGGAATGGGCGTCTCGTTCCTCTGCCCCGTCCACGGCGCGACCGGCGGGCCGAGCGGATCGGCGTGCTACCTCGGCGTCTGGTTCGAGAACCCAGTAGACGGCGGCCTACCGTACAAGCCCGGCGACTCCTACCGGCCGCGGCCGAACGAGTCGCGCGGGCCGGAGCCGCTGTGGCACAGGACCGGCGAGACGTTCGACGACCTCACGCTCACGCCGAGCATCGACGCGAAGGACCACTGGCACGGGTTCATTACCGGCGGCCAGGTGCATTAATAATTTGGGAGTAGTATCTTAATAACCTGATATAATGAGTGATCAAGGGGGCTTACCCTCCTCCACACGCATCCCTTCCGGCCCGGCGCTCGCGACGCCGGGCCACTCTTTACTCCTCCGGGTGTGGAATCACTACTCCAGGTAGTGAGCAACCTTCAAGTCCACGGTCACCATCCTGGAGCCCATGACCTTCACGCGGGAGGAGCTGACGGAGATCGCGGACAAGGCGCGGCTGGCGATGCAGGCTTCGCAGGATCAGATGTTCAAGGATGCCTACTACGACCTGATTCGCGTGACCACGTCGCTCGAAGTCCTCATGCGACGCACCGAAGAGACAAGCAAGCCCTCTTAGATGCGACGAGCGATACCCTGCCGCGGGCGCGGCCCCGCCGGCGGCGGCCCGTCCGATTACCTGTCGCCCGGGTCGCCGCCGAGTTCGGAAGCCTTGAAATGCTACCGCTTCCATGTCCCTTGCGTGAAGGTCGCGTTGAGCGAGCGGGTCAGCTGGCGGTTGCGGCTCACCCAGACACGGATCAAGGACTGGTGGGTGGGGCCGCCGCGCAACATCTGGGAAGCGGAGTACCGTGCCGTCCGACGACTCCCACCGTGGGCGCTCCAGTCGATGATGCGTGGCTCCTACAACGACTTCGCGCGCGGCACGCCCAGCGAGCGCCACTACCACGAACCTCCTCCGGTGAACCACGAGACGATGCTGTGGGCGTGGCAGTTCTGCCAACTCCACTGGATGCCGATCACGGCTATCGACAAGGTCGCCTTGGAGAGCACCCGCGTCAAAGGCGGCTTCAAGCCGAACTTCGCCCGGAAGTGTAACACCTGCGGCTCGGAGTCGGAGGAGTCCATCGACAAGTGCGCGAGCTGCGGATCGACCGACCTGCGCGAACCCGACCCGTCGCAGCTCATCTTCATCCGGCAGGTGTTCGAGCGGCCCGATCCCGATGGCAGCCTCTCGATGCGGGCGATGTTCTACCGCTGGGCGCGATACCTGTGGGGGGTCTCCAACTGGTACATGCACCTCCGCTTCCCCGTCTGCCCGAGCGCGCGCGAAGAGGTCGCGCACGATCATGGCGTCTGCATGAAGCCGGTCGCGTTCGACGTACTCCCGAGCGAGTTCACGCTGCCGTACCGCAGCGCGCCGCTCGCGTTCTGTCCGACCTGCTACAAGCCCGACCGGACGAAGCCCGGCGACTTCTACGGGCGCGTCTGCGAGGACTGCCAGCGCGATCGCTACCGGCTCGTCGCGTTCACGCGCTGGAACTGGCAGGGCCGCCCGGTCGCGCGCTACCACCGCGACGAGGTCATTCACGGGCCGATCAACGTCTCCGGCGACGGCGTGACTGGCGTGCCGCGGATCATCTCCATCGGGAATGCCGTGCGCGCGATGTTCTACTCCGAACTCTGGGACGCGGATAGCTACTCGAAGAACTCGATACCGGACTCGATGCTCGTGGTGCCTGGCGTCTCGACTCCGCAGGTGCAGCTCGCGTTCAGGGCGGCGTCTCAGGACAAGTCGCTCGACAAGTCGAAGCGCTCGCTGTGGGCCATCGGGATGCCGGGACAGCAGGCCAAGGAGCCGAAGATACTGCACCTCATCCCGGACAACCAATCCATGCAACGCGAGCAGATGAACCGCCTGCACCGCGGCAACATCGCGGCCTGGGCGGGCGTCTCCGAACAGACGCTCGGGTTCACCACACCTGGCAAGCTCGGCCGCGAGACGGAACTTTTGGAAGTAAGCGAGAACACCGTACAGGCCGTTCAGACGGCGCTCGTCGAGCCGATCAATGCGCGCCTCCTCCCGCTCTACGGCGTGAGCGACTGGCACTACGAACTCGGGTCGCCGAAGAAGGACGACTTGCTGAGAAAAGCCGACATCCAAAACAAGGTCCTCACGAACGCGCAGCTGGTGGAGAGTCTTGGCCGCGAGGCCGAGATCAGCGAGGACGGGCTCACGCTGCACATCGGGCCGCCGCGCCTCGCGCCCGCGCTGGCGCCGCCGGCACAGCAGCCCGCCGCGCCCGCGCCTCCGCAGCTCCCTCCAGGTTCTCAGCTCCCCGCGCTGCCTGCGATGGCTGGACAGCGTCAGGACCCGCGCAATCTTCCGGCCGGTGTGCCGGTCGCCGGCATCGCCGGACTCGAGGAGGACTTCGTCGCCGCGTCGCGCGCCGCACTCGACTCCGAGTTCAGCGAGGCGATCCGCATCCTGAACGGACTCGGTGCGCGCGCGACCCGCGAGGACGTGGAGGAGCAGGTCGACGCTGCGACGCAACGCCTCGCGCCGCGACTCGGCGCGCTGGCCCAAGAGTTCGTCACGAACATGGCGGAGCTGGCGCTTACGGATGCGGGCGGGACGTTCAACAGGCCGGACAGAAACGCGCTCGCCGCGCTCGCCGCTCGACCGGCCGCCTTCTTTTCCGCGATCAGGACGTTCCCGCCGGCGCTCGCGGTACGGATGCGCGAGACGGTACGCGCGCTCTACGAAGCCGGCGTGCCCCAGGACTTGAAGGTGGTCGTGGCGACGCTGCGCACGGCCGCGGGCGGCGAGGTGTGGGAAATCGAGCGGATTGCGCGCAGCGAGTCCACGCGGCTCGCGAACGCTGGCCGCGAACTGGCGTGGCGCCAGGGTCCACCCGAAGAAGCGCAACAGCGAATCTACCGCTGGGTCGCCGCGCGCGACCACCGCCTCGATTCGGTATGCGAGCGCATCGCCGCCGGCAGCCCGTACACGCTCGACGAACTGAAGGGGCTCACCGCCAGCTTCGGCTTCGGCGAATGGTTGCCGCACCCGAACTGCCGGTGTACCGTCGTGCGGGATACTGCGCTCCTGCTCACCGGCGAGGCTGAGGTGCCGTGAGGATCAGGATCAGCGCGGATTCGGAGCGCGCCGAAAGGTTCCTGAACCGCGCGCCCGCGGCGCAGATGAACGCGCTCCTGCGAACGGTGAAAGACGTGATCGACGCGCTGTTCGCGGCGAGCCAGGATGAAGTCAAGGTGGACAAGGGCACGCTGAAGAAGTCCGGCAGCTGGATCGTCGAAGGATTGCGTGGGCTCGTTACCTACGCCGCCAGCCATGCTCCGCACGTCTATTTCGGCACCCGGCCGCACCCCATCGACCCGGTGAAGGGGAAGTTCCTGTCTTTCCCGCCGAGCGGGTCGCGGCCGGTGTTCCGCGGCGGCCAACGCAAGGGCCTCTTCGAGTTCGGCGGCAGGAGCGTGGTGGTGCCGCTGGTGTTCGCGCGGCATGTGGAACATCCGGGGACGAAGCCCGACCCGTGGCTCGACCGCGCCCGCGACCGCATCGAGCCGCTGGTGCCGCAGTTCCTCGAACGCAATCTCCAAGAGGAGTTCGCGAAGGCGGGATCACCATGAGCACCGATGCAGGCTGGCGAGATGTGAAGCCGTGGGACAACGACCGCACGTTCGAGGGCGTGGTGTCGCAGGAGGTCCGCGACTCCTATGGCACGATCCTCCCGCTCGATGAGATCGAGCGCGCGATGCCGGCATACATGGAGTACGGCACGCTGAACGACACGCACACCAACATGATCCGCGGCTATCCGGTCGCGTGGAAGCGCGAGAACGACAAGATCATGGTGCGCTTCGGCGTGATGGCGCGCGGCGTGAACGACGACAAGTTCTGGGGCCGTGTCAAGAGCTGTAAGGGGATGTGCGGGCTCTCGCCCGGGTTCGACTACACCGAGGAGCTGCCGGGCGCTCGACTCGCCGGGTTGACCATCTTCGAGATCAGCCACCTCGCGCCGGGCCACGCGCCGTCGAATCCAGGAGCGTGGGTCACGGGCGTCAACGGCGCGGCGCGCAGCATCCGCGCGAGTCGTCGTGCTGCGGCGGCGAAGTGCCGAGTGGACGGTTGCCCGACCGATGCGGAGTTCGATGTCGAGACTGGTGGCGGCGGACTCGGTGCGTACTGCGGTCAGCATTTCATGGAACTCCTGATGGCGATGGGCGATAGCCACGAGGCCGCCGCTCGCGCCGCTTCCACCGCTCGTGATGCGTGCTGCGGATCGTGCGCATCCGGGCTCGAAGTCTGCGACGACGAACTCGACACCCTGGAGCGGGCGTTCGACTTCGCGGCCACGACCGGCCGGCCGTTCGGCCCGTGGGCTGGCTTCGACGACTGCATGAACGACCCGAAGATGATCGAGCGATATCCTGACGAGGAACGACGGAAGAAAGTGTGCGGTGCCCTCAAGTCGAGGCTGGAGTCACGCGTTCGTCAGCCGGAGTTCGCGATTAGGCTGCCGGGCGTCCGACGTTCGGAGCCTTCAAATATAACACCGCCCATGTCCTTGTCGGACGGGATGCAAGTGGCGGCACCAGCGACGCAAGTGGGACAGGCTCCGGCAGCGGCACCGAACGCAGACGCGAGGATCGCCGCGCTCGAACGCGACATGGCCGAGATCAAGACACTCCTCCAGGGGATGTCGTCTGGCGGTCGCGCCGCAACGCCAGCAGCTCCGACCGCGGCTGCCGCGCCCGCCGCACCTCCGGTCGCTCCTCCGCAGGTGAACGCGAGCGGCGACGCCGCGATGGCGTTGCTGACGCAGACGATCACGCGCATGGATGCGCGCCAGGCGTCTCTCGAAGGCGCAGTCACCGAGATACGATCCGCGCTGGCCCAGCGGCCGGCATCCCAGCCGCCAGCGTCCACTCCGCCGGCGGCGCCCCCGGCCGCGCCAGCGCCGCAGACCCGCGGCACGCCGAGCGAGCCGGGCAACGAGACGGCGGTGCCGTCCTACGGCTTCGTCTCGATGCGGAAGGCGAACCGCAGCCCGCTCAAGACCGTGCTCGGAATCGAGCGGCCGATGGAGCAGACCCCGCAGGGCGCAGCCCCCGCAGGAGGTCGCCCATGATGGCTCGACCTGGCTTCCGCCCCGCGCCGCTCGATGGCGGCATCCCTCTTCGCCACGCCGCGCGCCTCTTCGGCGGGCGTGGTATGCCCGCCGACGTCCGCGACTTCGGGCTCGCGGAGCAGAACCCCTTCTGGAAGGAAGAGTGGTACGAGCGCGAGATGAAGCTCCACGGCGTACCCGGCGATCAGCGACTCGAGCAGGCCGGCGATCCGATGGAACGCCTGATGGTCGCGGCTCGCGCGTCCATCAGCACCTCGACCGCCGGCGCGTTCAATGTGCTGTTCGGCGAAGAGTTCGAGAACATGGTCTCCTCGAACCCCGGTGCGCTCTCCATCCAGGTCGAGGACCCGTGGGACCGCACCGGCTGGCGCGCATGGGCCGCGGGCGCAGGCTCCGGCACGCTCGGAGTCGCGCAAGGCGCCTCGGTCGCGGCCGGCGTCGTGCCCGATCCGCGCGAGATACAGGCACTCCCCAAGACCCTCCAGCTCCCGTTCGAAGCGACCGAGCTGTATGTCGCCCTCGACATGGAGGACCATGTCGCGCTCGCGACGTTCATCGACCGCGTGGGCGTGGACTTCGCCAAGCGGGCGAGCAACGACCTCCTCCGCGACGCGGACGACGTCACCGTACAGGCCACCGCGCTCGAAACCATCGACCGCGGGACCACGAGCGGCGCCGCGGCGGCTGCGCTCTACTCGGCCGTGACGGACGCGAACATCCACGGCATCGACCGCCAGGTGGACACGTACTTCAACAGCCACATCCTGCACAACTCCTCGACCAACCGCCCGTTCAGCATCGCGCTGATTGAGGAACTGCTGGAGCGGATCAGGCCGTTCCTGGACGCGCGCCGGAAGGGCCAGAACATCTGGCTCACCGCCGACAACACCCACCGCGTCTGGCAGGCGACCGAGGAAGGCAAGCAGCGATACACGACCGTTCCCGCCTACACCGACGGCGCGCTCGGGATCAACGGCGCCGCCGGTCAGGACGCGGGCTACAAGCTCGGCGCCTGGAGCGGCGACCTGATCGCGCTCGACGATTCGGTGGTCGTGGACGACTCCGCGCTCGGCCGCATCTACCGCCTCAACAACATGGCGGCTGCGCTCAAGACGCTGAAGCCAACGCAGTCGGTGATGGAGGACAACCCCCACATTGTCGGCCACAACGTCAAGAACGTCATGTGGAAGCTCTGCGAGTGGGTCATCCGCAACCCGAAGAAGTGCGGACAGATCAGGGACCTCTCGACCTGAGCGCGGCTCAGGATCGAGGAGTCGCGGAGGTCGCATGGACGAGTTCTGGCTGAAGATCAGCGGGCGTGGGAAAGGCTCGTTGGTCCTCGACCTCCGCTCGGGCGCGCCGGGCAAGTTCGAGATCGTCGGCGAACGGTGGACGCGCATCTCCGTGGATTCCGTGCTCTCGATGCGCGGGCTCGGCTCGGCCGAATCGCGGAAGCGTCTGAATCCGGATCAGCTCTCTGCGGCGTTCGAGGAAGCGCGGGCGTGCGTGGCGCGCGCGTTCGCCTACGTGCGCTCCCGCGAGAAGGTCGCGGACGATGTTTGGGAAGTCGCACGGTACGGTCCAAAGGAAGAGAAGAAGGAAGGGATGCTCGCGCGAGTCGTGGCTGCGGCTACGGGCTCGAAGCCCGAGCAGCCAGCGGACGAGAAAGAAAACGACGGGGAAGGGATGCCGGAGGAGTCGACGCCGGCTCCTCCGGCTATGAAGCCCGGTGCGCCGCCTCCGGGTCAACGCCTGGAAGCCAAGATCAAGGCGGAGAAGGCGGCCGGCGCGAGTTCGCGCGTCGAAGTGAAGTCAGACTCGAAGTAAGGAGGTTACACCAATGGGAACCACAGCGGTCACGAGCAGGGATGCGACTATCGAAGGCGTGCGCCGTGTCGTCTACGGCAACATCGCTGGCAGCGCCAGCTACGCGACCAACGGCGAGACAGTGTCGCTCGTCTCACTCGGCCTCAGCAGACTCGACCACCTGGCGATCGACTCCGAGACGCCGACGAAACAGCTGAAGTGGAACGGTAGCAAGACCGCGCCGAAGATGTTGGTCGACGTCGCCGACATCGAGGTGGCGAACGCCTCGAACCAGACTACCGCGACCGGGAAGTTCCGGGCCGTCGGCCGCACTTGAGTGCGACCCCACGTTCAGGAGGGGCGCATGACGAAAACCCTGGCAGTAACGGCACCGGACGCGAACGGCGATCCAGTGGCCGTGGCCGTCGGGGTCGCCGAGGTCGTGCTCATCAACTGGATTCGGGTCGCGACCCGAGAGAAGCGTGACAAGTCCTACGAAGTGTACGTAGGCGCTGGTGGCGGCGTGAAGTTCCGCGTCTACCGTGCGAGTCTTGGCCTTCGCAAGCCCGGCTACGCCACAGCCGACTTCACCGCGCTCGATGGCCGTGCCATCCAGGTCGGCCCGGATCAGCTCGTGGCGCTGAACGGTCGCGCCGCGCTCCTGCTTCCCGACGACGCACAGTGGATACGACTCAGCGCGATCCGCGACACCGTGGACTCAACAGCCACCGCCCTCCTAGTGGGTCCGCAGTCGGACGCGACCTACTAGGTGGAACATGCCCGGCACGAACGAAGTGGTGAACCTCGGCGCGTTGTCGCTCGCCGCTGCCGGCTTGATTGAGCGACTCGCCGCACCGGGCGCGAGCCCGGACCTCGGGCAACTCTACACGAAACAGGTGGGCGCCGAGACGGAGCTGTTCTATCTCCAGGCGGACGGCACGGAGATTCAGATCACGAGCGGCACGGGACTGAACGTCACTTCCGGGATCACTGGCAGCGGAGTCAGCGCCCAAGTCGCGTTTTGGACAGGCGCGAGCTCTCTTGGAGGGGACACCGGACTGACCTACGATTCCGCCACTGACACGCTGCAGGTCGGACCGGCAGGGACAGCGGGAACGATTGAAGCCGTCGGTTCGGCTGGAGGCGGCGGTCTAGTGCTGCGGACGCGGAGCACGGGCGGGAATGCGCCGCCGTTGAGCGTCACGTCCGGCGATGGCGCTGGAGGCGGGGTGGGCGGAAACATCGTGGTCACTGTCGG